AAGTGTTGCATAAGTTGGAGCTGCTTCTAATGGCTCTCCATAAAGAATTTGCTTTACTCCAATCACGGATACTGTTCTTCCTGCCATATTCTTATTCTTTTACATTTAATACTTGAAATAATATTCTCACATTTACATAGAAACATTTTAAATCCCTGTTTTCTTCTATCCTTGTCGTATCGACCTCGTATGTATAAGATGTACCGTCGTAAGTAGAAGTGGAATGTAATTCCTTGACAGCCAACCTTTCTAAAGCATTAAGTCTTGTAAAAGGAGCTGTTCCTTTACGATCAAGATAAGGAATACAGATATTCACATGAACAAATCCTGCTTTCCAATAGGTGCCCGGCTCTACCGAATTAACGATAATAACAACCCGCTCGGACTTCACGTCTCCTTCGGGAACCGCTCCGTCTTTATACACCTTCTTGATTCCCAGTTTTTGGGCATCTTTATAAAGTATAGTCTGTATGTCTGTTGTAACTATCATTGCAGCATTGTCCTTACTGTTATCTCTGCATCATCAATCACACGTAATCCCTTGCTATTGACAAAACTTGCATAATCCATACCGGCAACGACAATAAGTGTGAAACCTTTCGATTTACAGGCAAGGCTTCTCGCATATTCAAGACCTTGTCGGCTTCCATCACTACCATCGCCGGACTTACCTCGCGCCCAAAACTGGACTGTTTTCTGCGCTTTGGTGGTGAAATATACCTTTTCGTAGTTTTCTCCACGTCCCTGAACCTGCTTAAATCCTCCCTCTTTGATTATCTTTCCATCCTGAGCCACCACATAGCCTAGCGAACTGCGTAGATTTCCCGTAATATTGTTATATTTTCCTTCTCTAACAGCCGTTTCATAAGCCCTTTCCCCCATCTCTACAAGATGAGCGAATACTTCGCTAAAAACTTCTTCAAAGAAGTTATCAACATCTGAAAAATCATATTTAGCAGTAATTATTCCAGCCATATTTGCCCATAGTTTAGATAATCCGTTGTCATAGGATTGATTACTATCCCCTCACCACGAAGAGAACCGTCAGCATTCAAAACACGAACGACATCTCCGGCATTAATTTTTACCTTTTCTGTCACAACACGATATTTGTAAGGGTAAGTAACACCATTAACTGTATAGGCACGGTCAGCACTCTGATCGTAACATTTACACTTACAAACTCGCTCCCAACTATCTCCGTCTGTACCCGGAATAGGATTGCCGTCTTCATCGTATTCGTATTCTTTTACGACTTTTTTTTCTAATATGTGAGGTGCATAATACATTACCAATACATTGAAGCGTCAGAGATTCTACTTGATAAAACATCCTCTATGCCTAATTGCTTACATAACAATGAATAATACACTTTGATACCGTCCTTATCCCAAGAAACAGAAAACCCACTCTCATTAACAGATGTAGGACGAGCCAGCAATGATGGAATAAATTCGGCAATAGCCTTATTTACTTCATTTATATTATCTTGAGCAATCTCACTTTCAAGTGATATAGAACTATTCAAAGTTATATCCACAAGATCGGCCTCCGACAATTCAATGCCGAAGGAACCGATCTTTTGTGTTATGTAATCAGCGACTTTCATTATCAATCAGGTTCTGTGTTCAACGACGCAATACCATTGATCTCCGTGATCACAGGCAAAGCAAATGTTTCAGCCTTTACAAACTCAACACCATTCGAGTTCTGAGTTTCACCTACTCCCCATTGAGCTACACGAATGCGACCATAGTTGGAATAAGTAACGCCGGGTTCAGGCCTTAATTCGTTATTGACATAGGCATTTTTGATTGTCCCCAAACTGCCGGAAGGAATAAAGACAAGGTTCTTTGCATTCCACGGATTGTAAGGGGTGAATGTACCATTGTTCTGAATCAAACACTGACGTCTAACCGGTTCCAAGACCGGCAATTCATTAGATCTCATAAATTCGTTGAGATCATTCAGCAGCAATGGGCTATTCTGCTTATCTGTTCCGAAAATTACCTGCTTAATCTTCTTGTTTCTAAGAATATAAGAAATTTTAGAAGGAGCAAGCAAGATGCGATCAAATACAACCTTATCAGAGAAAGCATCTACGATGGCCTGAATATCTGCGAATACGTCTACATTAGCAATGTTATCATCATTCCATTTCAGAGTAACCTTACCTTTATTTTCGGCAGGCATGTTATAATCGATAGTCGTTTTAACACCACCCTCAGGGTTATTCGTTTCATCCAATGTGGCAATACCTTCATTAGATAACGCCCCCATAGCGATGATATCCAGTTTTGCCTGTACGCCTTGTACCGGAGTTCTAACATTGCCCCACATCAGATCAATAAGCTGTCTTTTTGCGACTTCTTCCGGAATTGATTTGCTGTCCAGAATTTCCAGAATCTTTCTGTAATCATCAATGGTCAAAGGCAGCGTAATTGCATGGTGAAGCACCTTTTGAGCAATAGTTTCAAGTCCATGAGTGCCCAATACCGGTTCTTTCGACTTATCGTCAATTGTTGCAGCCGCGATAGTGACATTATACTTGCCCTTAATTTCTTCGAAATTTAACCCAATGGTAGGATAATCCCAACTGAAAAATCTTTCATAGAACACGTTATCAAATAACAACTTATGTTGTCTTGATACCGCATCAAAACGCAATTGAGTTTGCCTTGTGAGCTCTCCAAAAAGAGAACTATACTTTAATCTTTCTGCCATAGTATTACTGTTTTACGTAAATAATATTAGGGTTGTTTTTCATACAGATACCCTGCATCCATGAAGCGGGTAATTGCACTGTATATCCCAAAAGGACAACTGCGTCATACGCAGCCGAAACAGTGTCTTGATCACCGCCGGACAAAGGTTCAGTGTCTTCACCAACAACCGCGTTTGGTTCATACTTGGCCGCAGAACTACTTGTAGCCGTCGCTTCAATAAGAACATCGTCTGCCGCAAGCCCCGAAATAGCAGACGACAATGTCAATACATCATAATCTGCATTTGACGTATCAATGGAAGATACCGTAACACCGGTTGTTTCCCCCTCCTTCATTACGATATCATTAATCTGAAATAAAGTTCCTTTAGGGACTCTCGGTTTTGTGGTTGTTCCGCCAGATACGACTTTTGCATATTTGGATACAGCCGCAGTAAGGGTTCCGATAACAATATGTAATGGCGTCCCTTTGGGAATTACTGTCCCTTTTGGAAAAGTCTGCAACAGTTTATATCCTCCAGGGAGGATTTTGGCTTCTCCACGCCAAAATACCGGCATGTTGCCAGCATAAGATTTACCTTCGAATTTAACTCCCATTTGTTTCTATTTTTTAATGGTTAATTTGCATCTGGAAGACCTTTTGCCCATTCTTCAGCCATTTCTTTAGATTTTTCCTCTGAAGTAGACAGAACGCCAGATGCGTTACTACTCTCAAGCCCTGCGGTAACAATGTTTTGCTTTACGCCTGCCAAGTAAGAGTTAATTGCAGCCTCATCCATTTCCGGGGTGATGGCAAATCCCTCTTTGGCTCTCCATTCCGGTATACCTAGTTCTTTCGCCTTAGAAGCGATCATATTAGCCCTTACAGCCTGCTGTTCCTTTGCTTTATAAGCATTGAGTTCTTCCTGTATAGGAGATAGTTTTGCCGCAAGCGCTTCTTCAATCATCTTCTGTAAGTCAGGTTCGTTTTTTTTCTGCTCGCCCCCACCAGCAGATTCTTCTTTCTTTTCCCCTTTCGCTTTATTGACAGCATCAGTTACCCGCTTATCAATACCACTCTGAAGAGAAGACAAGAATGTTTTTTGACCATCAACAACGGCCTGTAGATTTTCATCAGTTACAAAGCCTGTATTAGCAAGAGCTTCGGCCTGTCCCTTCAAGATTTCATCGCTTAACCCAAGATTTGAATAATTCTGTTTTAAGGAGTTGAAAATTTTATCTTTCATGTTTGATCGTTTTTAATTCAGCATAAAAGTATTAAGTAGCTAATTGGGAGAGAAATATTTGACTTAATGAAATACGACAATAGATTCATTGTCGTAAAATTGTGCCACTTTATAACAAAAAACAATACCATATAAATAATAATCCCTGTAAGAAGAATAGGATTGTGTCTTCTTGCAGGGATTATTATATTCCAACCGACTGTTGCTTGTCACTGCTTTATCGGCTGCGCATGCGCCGGCACATCCTTTAAATCGTACGGTCCCGGTGTCATAGCCTGTATGCAGAGGTACAATACTCCGTCCTGCGTGTAGTACTTGTTAAATTCAAGTGCCATATTTTGCTTATATGGAATAGGATCTTCTATCGTGCCGGAATGTTCTTCTGCGTCTACTATTTTCCACAGGCTTAGGGTAGCTGTGCTAGGCTTCCAGTTATCTTGTGTGAGATGGTCTTTAACACATTCCCAAAGGACATCTTCAACTCGGTATCGTTCGCCAGTTTTGACGTTTATTCCGGTTTCCCATTCGGGGTATCGATCTTTGACCTGTAAGGCTTCCGACGGGGAAAGGTCATATGTATTGATTTCTTTAGTAATCTCTTCATCAAGAATATTCAAAGCCAATATACGACTAAAGTCTCTATTAATTACAGGTTCTTCTTCTGTACTAGTCCATTCTTCACTATTTAACAATTCAATAAAAGTTGGATCACTAAATGAATATCTTGGAAATGATTCATCTTCGAAAGGTACTAACATTTCTTCATGTAGAATAACTTTACTCTGATCTATACTTGTTCTCATTTCGGGCAGTATTTCAATACCATGTGATTTTGCCCATAATAAATCTACAATCGCGTATTTCATCTATTTTTATTTCTTTTTATTATACAAATTAACAAATTCATTTACATCAAGATAGTCAATCCCGAAATTTTCTGCGGTTCTTTTATCACTATCAGAAAACTGTCCTTCAAGTCCACTTGCGTCACCTATCATAAGTGTAACAGATTTTATGTAATCAAAATCATCGCCAACATAGTTTTCACAAAGATGATTAAGCATTCCTACGTTTGGTTTTCTATACAAATCATTTTTATCATTCGTGGTGCAATATTCCGAATAGCATTTTACTCCGCAATATTCTTTTACGCATTGTGATACATATTCTATTTTAGATTGAAATCTTTGATGATCCACAAAACCAGCTTCAATTCCCCCTTGATTACTTACAATTAAAACATACTCAGGAGAAAACTGCTTAATTGCATCCAAAACATCAAATTTGATTTTCATATCCCAAATTCCTTTAGGAAATGTTTTGCCACTTAATGTCTCAATTAACGTATCATCCAGATCACAGAATAAAACTTTGTACTTCTTCATATTATTTTGCTTTTAATGTTTGTAAATAGTTATATGCTTTGATACAGTCGTCTTTGGAGAGGATTCTTGGATAAATTGCAAGGTTCTTAAAAGCTATTCGATCAAACCTACCACCACTACTCGATACCTCCAATATACCACCAGAACCAACTACATTACCTGTATTTGCCAGTATTTCATTCCAATTACGATCATAGGCCCTACCATCTGAACATGCAGCATTAATACTTTTAATTCCGTCAAGACTATTTTTTACTGATCCTGAATTAATAAAAAGATCAAGTCCAATCATTGTGTTGTAGATATAAAAACTAGACCCTTTTACTAAACCAGTACCACTCTTTTTATTATCAATAAACTTCCAATCCCCAACAATCGTAAAATCCTTACCCATTCCAAAAACTGACGAAACTATCTTATCATCCACCCCATCAGTAACCAGATAGCCTTCGTATTCGGGGATTTGCTCTATGGTAATATTACAGGAATCATTTACATTAGAGCATCTAAAACCATATTGAGTAACATCATTAGGAGAATTATAAGATGGTATTTCATAAATTCCATCTGTACTCAAATCAATTATTTGATTAGCTGGCTTATTTCCGAAATAAAATCCAGGAATAGAATTAGTTACTTTTATTTTTACTTTTTTAATTGATGAATCTTTATTTACAGCAGTGTACAGTACAGGATAATCAGCTAAAACAAAAGATTTTATATTAAAACTTTTGCTGGTTTTATCCGATATAACTCCATAATCTGGAATGCTTATCCAAGATGTATCACTGAAATTGTAAGCGTATTCCCCATACCCACTATTCCCACTAAATGCAAAATTAGACAGTACAAGATTATTACCATTGCCCGTAATGTTGGCAATAGTAGCACGATCTTCGTCCTCGTTGGTTTTGCCGGTGACTGTCCATGCTTGGTCGGGGAAGAGCCAGGGATAGGTTTTAACGAAGTAGTCTTTGATCTTGGTCAGCTCTTCTTCGGTGGCATCATGATCGAGAAATACAAGTTCCCAGATAGCAAAATTAGCAAATTCATTTCTTTGAGGATATGACCTGCCTAAAACAAGTGAATTTGTCGCATCTTTGTTTCCATTGGCAATATTAAATCCATTATACTTAGATGTTGTTTGCCAAGAAAAAGGAGATTTTGAATATTGTAATGATATTTGAGTAGCTCCATACGAAATAGTT